CCTCGCACAGGAGACGCGCGGAAATGCTCGAGTTCGAATTCGACGAAGCGTTGTTCGCAAAGAAGCACAACAGACCCGCATTCGCACCGTAGCTCCAGTCGCCACCAACACACAACACGCGCCAACCAGAGGATGACCACATGTAGTCTGGAATGTACGTCGTTTCCGAACCGCCGGTAGTTTTAGGAATGAGCAGACCATTGTCTGTAACGATCAAATCCTTAATGTAGCCAGATGCAGGCAGTGTACCAATCTTGGTGTAGCCGGTTGCAGTATCGTCCGCGTACTTGCTCGGGTCAGTACAGTAGTAAACAGTTGTACCGTTGGCATTAAAGCCGTCTACCCACTGGTACACATTACCCCACAGGTTTTCAATCCAACGATACTGGCATTCTGCGGCACCGTCCGAGATTCTACTTCCCGCAGTTCCCGTATGATAGACCATTGTATCCGTTTTACCAGAGGTTATAGCCGACGATTGATTGACTCTGCCGTATGCAATCTTGTTCTGACAGTTCCAGTCTGCAAACTCCACAACATACAGAAAGATAATTGCACAGTAAGTTGCAAAGTCGTACAGGTGGAATTTCGAGCCTACACTCTTTGCCTTGTTGCGCGCTGTCAAGCGGGTGATATTGACCCACGGATATGGGCTTGAAATGCTGTACCCACCGCTGTTCATGTGATACCTGCCGACATACTTACCACTGCCCGGATGTTTCGTCATGCCAGTTTTCGGTTTATCTGAAACGTAGAAATACTGCTTTGTGCCGCTACGCTTCTGAGCAACGTAAAACACCGGAATAAATACCATAGTGAGAGCGTTCGACCGCGAAAAGCCGCTATCACCCTTCCAAGCCGTTACTGCACCGGACGCATTAAGGTTGCACTCCTTCATGCCGTTCCACGGTGCATACGCATCAAATGGACTGCTGCCCGAACCACTACCAACCGCCGGAACAGGCTCAGTTGTCACCGACCGCGTAACCAGTCCGTAAGGGTCAGTACTCGGCGTTAAGCGCGTCAGAGCCGTGCTACCGTTGGACGTATCCCACACCACGCCGAACACATTAGCGTAACTCAGCGTCAGCGACTTACTCTGACCACTGGCGGTAATGCTTACCGTACCCTCTGCGGTCTGGTCATCCAGTGTTGCTTTGATTGCCCAAGTACCCGCCTTGCCGACGGTAAATACCGCCGTGCCAGTGCTCGTCTTGGTCAGTACCGTACTGCCGAGCGTAGCCGTAACCGTCGAACCGCTATCTACGGTTACGGTAATCGTACTCTGGAATTTCTCAAGCGTCACTGTCAGCGCCGTGTAGTAGTCCTTGGTCGTCACCTCAGCCGTGTACGTCACGCCTTCCAGCACGCACGACAGCGTGTAACTCGTGTTAATGCCGAGAACGCTGACCGAAGCCGTCAGACTGCTGTCCACCGTGCCGGTGTAGGTTTCGCTGCCACCCTTGAGCGTCCATATCTGACCGACAAAATCACTTGCAAACGTCATCATAATGCGACTGCCGCCGGATGCAGGCGCGTCTACCTCGCCCACGGTGTCATTTGCCGTAAAACCGAGGTACTTTCCCTTCTTGCCCTTGATTTTGTCCTGTTTCTTGGAAAACAGTGTACTGTGTGCATCTGCCGCAGCATCGTGCGTAGATACCTCATTTGCAGCCGTGCCGGTCGGGTCAGCACCAACGTCACCGGCACCCAGAGCGTCCATTTTCTTTTCAAGCGCTGCTGCCGCTCCGGCTTTTTCTGCACCGAGGTCAGCAGCGGTCAGACTTCCGTCCTTGACGGTCTGCTTGACCTTCTCGGCCAGTTCGGTGGTCTTGACACGTTCGCCCACCGCGTCAGCATTCTTTTTCAGCTCGGTGTCGATCGCGGCAAAGTTCTGGTTGAGCACTTCAACATCGCCGAACTCCTCGTAGCCGGGTTTATTCAGATGATAGTTAGGTGTTTGCTCCATCCGGCAGCACCTCCTCCTTAATTTCTCGCCAGGTGAGCTTTTTCAGCTCGCCCCATGTTAACTTCTTGATCTGCTCCCATGTGTTGTACAGCAACGATGTTGTGCAGACCATATTCGCAGGCACAATGTCGGCAAGCAGTTCTTCGACCGCCTGCTGATTGCGCTTTGCGGTCAACGCGACTTTGACCGTCAGTGTGTACCTGTCGCCGTCCAGTTCCAGCTTGTAGCCGTCCGCACCGCAGAGCGTTTCAAGCTGCTGCCGCAGGCGGCGCACCGAGAACGGCAGCTGCGCATTGATCTTGGCGAGCACCTTAAACCGGCGCTCGGCCAGCGTGTCCGTGTCCATCGGCGTAATGCCGAAGATCCTCTCGTAACGCGCAATGGCGGTCTCACCGGCGGTACTGATAAACTGCGCATCGAGCACCGCATCAGCGGCATCGCGCAGACGGTCAATCTCCGGCTGCTCGGTGTCGCACAAAAGCGGAAACTCGTAGGTTTTCAGCAGGATCGACGGCAGGTAGTCTTGCAGCTTCTTTCTCACGACGCACCGCCAATCGTACTCAGCCGCGGAATCTCGTCCGCAGCCAGCTCGATGTTCCTGGTATCGCCGTTAACGGTTGTGCCGTCCACGTCGACCACGCAATCCGCGGTCAGCAGGTGTGTTTCGATCTGCGAGATACGAACCACTGTTGTTTCGCTGTCCGCCCAGTTCTTACGCAGTTCATCAAGATACGCATTAGCAGCGCTCACGAGCTGCGACTTGCCGTTGTCCCAACTCCATCCGGCGGCAAAGGTGACATTCGCTGCAACGGTGAGGTCAGCGTAGCGTGCGCCGGTGACGGTCACCGTGTGTCCGATCGGCGCAAGGCCGAGGCCCTCGCCCTGATTGCCCTCGGGGTCGATGGCGGTCTGTACCTTGCCGATGAGCTCCGTACTGGGCGCAGTGAAGTCCGACGCGATAATAGTCAGCTTTACCGTACCGCCGCCGTTCCATACCGGATAGACCTTGACACCGCCCACGCCGGTAATCGCGTTGACCTTCTCGCGGTAGTCCGCGACATTCCCGCCGAAAGCCTCACCGTCAATGCTGGCGTAGTATTTCTCGCGAAGCGTATCGGTCGTGTCGCCGTCCTCGGCCGGAATGAGCACCGCTGCAATCTGAGCGGTTTCCAATCCGTTGACCGTCTGGATCGGCAGCAGCAGGCCGGTGTACTTGTTGCCGACCGTGCCAAGCGTTTCGGCCTCCAGCTTGTAGTGACCGGCCGAAATCTTTTCTGTGATGGTGTAATTCACCTCGTCGCAGTTGAACCGCAGGCCCGCGGTCAGCTCCACCGAGGACGGTGTGAACACACCCTCGATAACAGCAGCCGTTTCGCCCTGAATGGTTACACCGCGCTCTTTGCAGCGCAGCATAAGGTACTGGAGCGACGCCGTATCGACAAAGGTTTCGTCCATGACCACATCAAGCTCCGTGTAGCATTTGACCAGTTCCGCGGCTGCCGGTGCAAGTGCATCGTAGATGATGCTGCCCTCGCGCTTATCGACCGTATCCGGCACGGATTCCAGCATACGATTCATAATGTAGTCAAACGTCATTTCGTCCGAGTATCGTCCGATCATGCCGCTTCACCTCCAAACTCAAATTCGCTTTCCACGTCGCCCTCGGTCGTGGTTACGGTAAATTTCACAAGCAGGCTGCGCTTGCCCTTGGTGAACGAAAACTGCTCAACCGAGAGCACACGATCATCTGCCATGAGCGCATCTTCAATCGCCTTGGCGACCTTGGCCTGCAGATACGGCGTCATGGTCTGCCCGAGCAGGGCGTTCAGCTCGATACCGTAATTCCAGCTGTAAATCGCGTACTGAAACCGCTCGGTCTGGAGAATCAGGAAGATGGCCTGCTTCATGGCTTCCAGTCCGTCCAGCTTGCCGCCGGAACACGGGTAGCCGTCAAACCGCAGCGTATAGGTGCGCGTAGGCTGTGTTTCAATCTCGAAATCCTGCACGAGATCGTCATTATACTCTGTCGGCAGCATTACAGCGCCCCTTTCTTGTCGAATATCAGGTACTTTTGCCCGCCCTCATTGCGGAACAGGATGAGCACATCGCCCACCTTGAACGAGGATGCGCTCACGCCACTTTTCACGATGAAAAACTCCTTGGTGAGCACAAGTTTCTGGTCGATCTGCACACGGAACGGCGAGAGTGCAATCACCTTGCCGAAGCAGATTGTCGTCGGCAAAGCGGCTTGACGCTCGTTCGCGGCAATCTGCCGCATAGATTCCATCAGATTAGGCACTAAACTCACCTCGAATTCCGCTCAGATACAAATCCATCGTGTACAGGCCATTGCTGAACGTGTGCTTAGCCTTCTCCACACACATATAGTTCTTGATGTTGATGTCGCCCAGGCCCATGCCGACGCAGACCGAAGTACCGGCACGCGCCCGAACATCCCCGAACACCTTCTGCATGGTCAGTTCGCGGTGGATGACGTTGTAGTATTTCATCAGCGCCTTGGCCTTGGTCTGCAAATCAGCGGTGTTGAGGGCGTTGTCCAGCTTTTCGTAATACTGGAGCGTGCCCCATTTGCTCTGGCTGGCGGTATTGTTCATCACATGAACCTCTCTGACGCCGGTTTCATCATTGTCCCATGCCAGCTTGATGCGGTTGTACACATCACTGTCGATGGACGAGGTGTAGCTGTAACCCTGCGCCGTGTCCTCGTCGATGTAGAGCGGCAGGAGCAGGCTCTCGTAGGGTTTGAGGCACAACTTGCCGAAATCGTCATACAAGACGTACACCTTACCGGTGTTGATGATGGTCAAATCACTGGCATTGCCGAGCATATCAAAGAGCGTCCCCTCCTCGATGCGCTGCGGAATCTTGTACTTGGTGTCGGTCACGGTACCGACCTTGAGGCCGTAGTCCGCAGCCAACATTTTGAGGACATCGGCGTAAGTCTTATTGACATACGAAATCGTGTCTTTGTTTTTGAAGTACCGCAGCTGGTCATAGGCCGTGACCTTAATCAGCCGATTGTCTGAGCGCGACTTCTTAAAGACGTATCCGTAGAACACATTCGCGCCGTTAAACCGAAAGCTGACCGGATTGCCCTCGTGAAAGTTGAGGGTATCGTCCTTGACCACCGTAAACGTCAGCGAAGACGCCGCGCCGCTGCGGGTGGTTTCCCACACGATGTCGCCCTCGATCATCGGCTGCTGAAGCTGACCGTTTTTGTTCTGGATGATCAGCTCGGCGCCTGGCATCTGATAAGACGGCACATCACGCAAGATTTCCTTGCGCGTACCTGCTGCACCTGTGACAGACTTAACAACAACGGTCGTGATATCCTTCTTTTTCTTCTCGGTACTCGAACCGGATGAACCGGACGAACTTGAAGAACCAGAACCGCCGATGATGGCGGTACCTTTTCGCCTGCCCCAGTTGTTACATTCGGCGTTCGAGGACATCAAGAGGTCGAAGTGGTACACGCCGTTTTCGATTTGAATCATGCCGCCACGGTCATTGACGGTGTAGGTCACGCCGTCAAGCGCTGTACCTGTACCCTGCACTGTGACCTTAGTACCAAACGGTACGCTTGGCGGTGCAGCGCAGGTATGCTTGCTTGGGTCTAACCTGTTACCGAGCGCGTCAAGAAAACCGCCCTCCATGGCATTATTCGCAGGATAATAGGCGGTAAAGAGTGCCTTAACCGTATTTGTAGCAGTACCAGACGATTTAGAGCCGGTATAGTTAGATACTGTGTCCTTCGACGATACATAGTTCAGCGGATTGACCGACGAACCGTTCAAGTGCATACCAAAATGCAGGTGACAGCCGGTCGAGTTGCCAGTTGTACCAACGGCGGCAATCTTCTGACCTGCGGAAACTTTCGCGCCCTTTGAAACATACAGTTTCGAACAATGTCCGTAGAAACTCATCAGACCGCCGCCATGGTTAATACTGATGTAGTTACCATAACCTCCGTTCAAACCGGATACCGTTACAGTACCAGGAGCAAACGCAAGAATAGGAGTACCAGAAGCAGAAGCAAGGTCTACACCGTCATGAAACTTGACAGTGCCGTAAATTGGGTGTACGCGGTTACCATAGCCGCTCGACATACGCGAGTAGGACGGACACGGCCAAACATATTTACCCATGTTCTCCCCTCCTTAACTCGGCAGCTTGAGCACGGTTCCGGGATAAATCCACCAGCCGTTACTGCTACTCGATCTGCCGTACTTCTTGGCGGCGGCCTCAATGGCAGCCTTGTTCAGATTATAGATAGACTGCCACTTAGTACCGTTCCCCAGCTTCACCCGGGCAATGTCCCACAGCGTATCACCGGATTTGACGGTGTACGTCTTACCGGCCGGTGCAGTCGTAGTGTCGCGCTTCTGCGTGACGGTCGCTTTCTTGGTGCCGCTGCTGCTGCTCTCGCTTTTCTTGAACTCGATCAGCTTGGTCTTGACATCCACATAAGTCAGCAGTTCGATTTTCGCCATCACGTCAACGCCGTAGCTACCGGCATCCTCGCTCAGTTCGTAGCTTTCCAACGATACCATGAGTGGCTTGTCCGGGTCGTTCGTCATCAGCAGATTGCCTGCGTCATCCGTGCGGATAACCAAAAACTCAAACGGCTTGCACTCGCGCTTGAGCTTTTCCAACAGTGACATATAATACTGTGCCGGCTGGTAGCCGTTCGGGTAACACGCAAACGGGTATTCCCTGTTCGGCAGGAGCGCGTTGAAGCTGTACTTGCTCAATCCGGGTGTCTTGATGATGTTGCGCTGACCCTCGTTGATGAGGTTAATGGTCTTGTTCTGGTTGCTGATCTTGATGGTCAGCGCACTCGGCGTGACCGGAAGGCGCACACCGTCCATGTAAAACTCGTACATATTTAGATGTGCACTCCTTCCGCACTGGTGACAAGCGCCTCAGTGACCTTGGCTTCCAGCAGATTGACTACGCCGTCCAGATCCATCTCGTTCGAGATGTTGTTGTGGTTGACCATTTCCACCTTGATCTCGGCGGTGGTGTATTTGTTGATTTCCTGACGTTCCGCGATGTCGCGAAGCATTTTAAGGTCCTCGTTGGACAACTGCAGCGCGTCAACGGTATCGGCCGTGTTGGCGGCAATAGCAGCGACGTTATTGTTCAATGCGTCCAGATCCGTATTGGAAGCATCCGCGGCACTGAATTTCTCCTCGATACTCTGGCCGAGGCTGTAGCCTTTATTCCATGCATCCGAATACTTAATTCGGGTGTTGATAGCCGGTGCTGTGCGGTCAATCGTGATGGCTTTATCGTTTTTGCCCCACGAAAGTACCTGATTTTGCAGGTTATTCAAGCCGTCCGTCCAGCTTGTACCGAAGATTGCATCAATAATCTTGGTAACTACCTTGCCGAGCGACAGGAACCACGAGATAATCTGACCAATCAGGTTCTTCACAGCGTCACCGAAGCTGTTGAAGCCGCCGTTCGCTACGTTGAGTATCCATTCAATGATTCCAACGAACGGTTCAACGCCCGCCCAGACAATCTGAATGATTGCGTTTACCACGCCGATTACCGTGTTGATAATCGCAGCACCAAGAGTTGCAAATGCACCGAAGATAACGCCGGTTGCACTGATACTCGTACCCTTGGCCTTGTTAATGGCGGCGACAACTAAATAGATCGCCGTGATAACAAGAATAATGCCGCTAACGATCCATGTAATAGGACAGGCCAGCAGCGCCGTGTTCAGGCCATATTGCGCAACTGTTGCTCGGAATGTCAGCGCCGCCGCTCGTGCTTCTGCTGCCGCATGCAACTGAGATGCAATCGCAGATACGCCCTTTGCGGCAGCATTGACCAGTACAGCAGCCGTATACAGTCCAACAGCAGTAGTAATCGCGCCGAGGATTGGCGTAATGAACGCCGTATTCTCAGACATCCACAGAATCACGTCATTCAGTGCAGAAACGCCCGCTGTCAGCGTCGGCAGCAGGTTCGCCGCCATTTTGCCGACAAACTCTGTCCAGTTCTCGCTTAGCAGTCGTGTCTGGTTCGCCCAGCTATCCGAGGTTCGCGCAAAGTCGCCCTGCGCGTCCGAGGTGGCGCTCATCAGGTAGTTATAGCGCAGCATGGTCTGCTCCGCCTGCGACATTTTATCGTAAGCGGTCGTGATGCCCTGCGACAGCGCGTAGGCTTCGAGGTTTGCAACCGACATATTGATGCCGAGCTGTTTGAGCGGTTCAGTTTCGCCCGAAATACCGGAGCGAATCTTCTCGAACGCCGCGTTGGTGTCGAGGTTGTAGAATGACGCCATATCACCGGCTAAACCAGTCAGCTTTTCCGACATATCCACAACACTGTCACCCGCAATACCGGTAGATTTCAGCATCGCACCGAGTGTGCCGTTATAGCGTTTTGCTGTAACCTCGTTCAGACCGTAGGCTTCCAGAGCCTTCTGCGACCAGTCGTTAATGGAAGCAGCCGATTTACCGAACGACACATCCACGACGTTCTGCACTTCGGCAAGGTCGGAAGCATAGTCGATACCGGCTTTGACGGTTTCCATTGCACCTTGCAAGCTAAGATAGCCTGCAACCATCCCGGCAATCTTGCCCGCCATACCACTCAGCGCATCAGAACCACGTTCGACTTTGCTGTTAAACTCCTGCTGCTCGTTTCCGAGCTGATCCAGCGCAGTCGTTGCCTCATTCAGCTGCGTGCGGATAGCGCCGACGTCGCCCATGTCCAGACCGCGGGCTGTGGCATTGTCCAGGCTCTCCCAGCTGGAGAGCATCATATTGACCGCGTTTGTAATGTTCCGCAGCGGTGCGGTCATCTGATCATTCAGTTTTACAGCTGTTGCAATACCCGCCACGAAATCACCTCTTATTCTTAATCTTTGCCATCTCTGCCTTTTCCTGCTTTACCTTTTCCAGTGCCGCAGCGATGATGAACGCCTTGTCTTTCTGGTCCAGCGCAAGAAAATCAGACGGCAATATGTGTAACTGATGCAGAGCATACAACGCATAGCACGTTTCCGTATCCTCTGCCTCGATCAGTTTTTTACCGCTTCAACGTCCTCTGCGAGAGTGGTAAAGCCGGAAATCTGCTGCACCTTGACAGCAAGCTCGGTATACTCGCCCGCATCGTCCAGCATTTCCTTGAGCAGCTCCTCGGCGCTCATCACACCGTAACTGTCCTGCAGTTCTGCGTCGTTCAGATTAGGCGTAACGACAGCCGCCGCCATCAGCTTTGCCTGGTACTCCGAGGTATCGACGCGCTGACGGTACATACCCGGCTTGCCCGGCACCTGCACCTCGGTGGTGCACTGCTCGCGGATTGCCTCATTCTCACGGGTGGTGACCGGGCGCAGCTCCCACAGCAGCGGTACACCGTTTCCGTCGGTCAGGGACTTTGTAGCGGCGTAAAGCTCGTTCGGGCGCTGCTTCTTGTTGCTTTTCATAAAAGCGCTGAAATTCGACATATCGGTTCCTTTCTCCATAAAAATACCCCTATCCGGTTAGACAGGGGTATATCGGGTTTTACATATAAGACGGGTTGGTGTACTTCTCCGGACGGCTGAAATCCTGTGCGTAGCCCTCGATGGTCTGTTCAACAAAATCGCCGTCGGCATCAAACATACTCAGCAGCACATCGCCGTCGATCACGCAGTCGGTGTAGATCTTGGTCGAGCGACCGATGGACGTTGCCGGGTCTTCGTTTGTAGTCTGAATGTCGAACGTCGGCAGCAGACCGGTGTTCTTGTAGCGCTCCATCAGCTCGTCGAAGATCTCCGTCACCTTGTAGACAACCATGGAGAACTTAATACTCGCGCCAACTGCCTTCACGCCCTTTACAGTGCGTCCCAGAGCCGGTACTTCCTTGGTCTCCACGTTCATCTTGCCCTCAAAGCTCTTTGCCATCAGGCAGGCGTAACGGTTGCCGTCAATGGTGACGTAGGCCGTCGCCAGCTTGGCGGACGGCGCATCATTTGCAGGCATATAAGCCATACCTTGTTCCCTCCTTTACGATACGGTGACGGTCATGTACAGCTTGGCCATCGCACATACGATGGTAACGGCATCCTGCACAGCAACGCTGTTCTTGGCGTCACCCTGCTCGACCTGCACATCGTCCGCCGAGAAATTCTCGATAGCCCGCAAATCCTCGAGCTGCTGGTGGTGCTTTACGATGTCGTTCCAGAGCGATACGCGACCGCTTGCATCATTCGGCACCTTGCCCAGATAGCGCGTATTGAACAGCACTGCAATGTCGTTTGCGATCTGATCCATAACGCGGATACACTGGTTGTCACCGAAGATTTCCTTGCTCTTGCCCTCGGTGTCGGACACAAAGCTGTTGATGTCCGAGAGCACGCGAGTTTCGCCGGATACGTTGTGCATCGCAAATACGCCGGATCTAATGAAGGTTTCCAGCTCGCTCTGCTTGTAGTCGGTGTCCACGGTGTAAGCACCGTCATACTTGACATTCAGCAGGCTCTTGTTGATCGCGCACGCTGCCTCGGCGCCGGTTACCCAGTACACGAGAGAGGCTTCGTTTGCGCCCTCGTCGGTTACGCGATTCTTGACGTTGATAACACCCTCATAATCGGCTGCCTTGCCGTACAGCACGCACTGGAACTTCGCACCGACGTCCTCACGCATACGCTTTACAAACGCTGCATACAAGGACTTGGTGGTTTCGTCGGTCGTGACAACGCCCATCGTGTTGTAGGTGTACGGCTCAATCTTGTCCAGATATTTCTGGTGGGCCGTACCGTCAACAGTACCGTTCGTGCCGCCAGAAAGCGCCGTACCTGCCGTTTCGACAAGCGATGCAGAATCCTTCCAGATAACGTATTCATTGTCTACGAGGTCTGCCGCCTTTGCAACGCCGGTCTGTGTGTCAACAAGGGTCGTGCCGAGATACAGGCTGACGTCAAACTTCTCCGGTGCGTCTACATTCGCGCCGATCACGACCTTGAGGTCGTTGCCGCGTACACCGCAGCACTTCGCCGTAGCGTAGGTGTTCGCCGCCTTTGCGCCTGCGCTGGTCAGCTTGTAGGCGTACAGCGTGCGCACCTTGTCCATCACCTCACGCAAACCCTTCAGCTTGTCGTGGGTGAACGGATAGCCGAAAATGGCAAGGCTGTTCTTCTGAAAGTCCGCAGGGGTTACTTCAAATACAGCATTGTCAGTACCCCAGTCCATTTCAAGCGGCATAGTTGCAATGCCGCGGTCACTGAGGTTGGCGCTTGCCTTGCTCGCCGACACGAAATTGATGTAGCTGCCAGGCAGCACCTTGTTCTGCGTGGTAAAAATACCGCCGCCAAGTGCCATATCAGGTCACCTTTCCTTTCTTGTATTTGTTGATGCGGTCCTGCACTTCCTGCACGGTGCAATACTCGTCCGACGCGATCAGTGCGCAGATGAGGTCACTTTCGTGCCGGAATAGCTCGGAATACAGCAGCGCATTCCGAGAGAACCGCGGTTCGTTCTTGGTTTTTCTGGTCATAGTTACTCCTTTGCGTTCGTCTGCGCGGTCAGGGAATCCATATCCGGCAGGGCTTCCTCCCGCAGCACGAAGCCGTCGTAGATTGCGGTAACGGTCAGCATACCGTCATGCGGCGTGCCGGCGATGTCCTTGCCGTGCAGCAGGCAGCCGTCCGCCTCGATGGCTTCCAATGCTTCCAGCAGCTTCTCAAAGGCGCTGTTGATTTCCGCGCTGTCGCCCTCGATTTTTGGGAAATACTGCACAGAAAACTGAGCAGTTCGTGCGTATCTTCTGCCGAGGTCCACGCCGCGTGTACCGGACAGACACGAAATGAGAAAGCACGGCTCACGCAGCCCTTGCGTTACGCGGTCAGTGTAAATCTCGTACCCATCCCCGAAAGCATTGTAAACAGCGGTCGAAACCGCGCTTGTGATTGCCCCAATGGTCAACTGAAACACCTCCGCAGATAGTCCGCCAGCTTGCGTTCGAGAATACGCGGCGCCATGTCCTGCACCTCTTTTGCGCTGAGTGTCAGCATGAACTTACCCTCCACCCAGTTCTTGTGGTTTGAAGTACGGTGTCCGTACTCCACATAGGAGGCGTACTCAACTGGATTGATGATGTCGATGACAAAGTCGCTGCCGACACACTGCACAGACAGGCTTTCTGCATAGGCCTTGGCGTTCGCATTCTGCCCGGATGTCCAGCCGCGGCGCAGTGTGCCGCCGGTCTTGCCGGTGCTTTTCGGATAGTCGCCGACAGGCGTGCGCTTGATCGCTTTCGCCAGCAATCTGGCAGCCAACTCCTTGGCACAGGCATTGAAAAATTCATCCGTCCGGTCGATCTTTGCAAGCTGTTCCTGCAATCGGCGCAGACCATCGTAATTCATGCTCACGCTTGATCGTGCCATTACGCCCACCCCCGAAATGCTTCGAGTACATACTCGGCGTGGGTATCGTACAGAGCCGCCATACCGGAACGGGCGTAGTCGCCGGTCACGCCGTTCTGCGTAACCGTAAGGCGCGAGCCCTCGGGTATATTTACCTCAGGCGCGCAGAACAGCTTGACGCTCTGCGTGAGCGATGCCGTGTCGCCGTTCCCCGCCGCAGGCGAGGTCGTAAACGACAGCCGGCAGGGCTGCCCTGTGACCGTCTGTGCCTCAGCGAAGCCGGTGCTGTGATCCTCACGCACGACTTTCTTGCGCTCAGTGACGGTGAACGTGCCGATGTAGCCGCGCTCCAGTGTCTTACGGACACTTACCACCGCAGTTTTCGGAAGCATAACAGATCCTCCTCTCCCGCGGTCAGCAGACTGCTGATCAGCACAGACAGACGTGCGCTGTCCGAGGCATCGGCGGCAAAGGTGACGCTCGTGTCACCCTCGCTCACCGACTGGACAGCGTTTATCAGGTCAAGGCTTTCCAGCTCCAGCTTGCCCGCCGCATACGCGGATTGCAGATACTCGCCGCAGGCGCGGTCTGTCAGCACCTCGGCAAGCTCTTCCGGGATGTCCGCGCGGTTTATCTGATTCCTGATGTGGTTCTCTGCCTTGCCGATGCAGAACTGCACGGCCCATTCGTCAGGAGCAGTGCAGCCGAACGACGCGAGCCGCTTTAATACGCTGTCCAGAATACCGTCCATGGCTTTAACCCTTGGAAACGATCTTTGCCAGCGCGATAGACTTGTGCGGGATTGCGTTGGTGCCGTCGTTGATGACAGACCAGTTTGCACCAGTGGACAGGTCAGTGTTGGTAGCAGATGCGGTGATGGATGCAGGCTTCTCGAAAGACAGACCCTGTACACCGCAGATAAAACCGTCACGGACATAAAGAGTATCCTGACCGCCGTTGGTCTTGGGATCACGGCTCATCTCATACGGTACAGCGTCGCCGATGTCGTCCAGAATGATCGAGCCTTCGCCCAGAACGTAGGTGGTGTACTTGGTGTACGCAGCGGTGCCCTTGCCGGAATCCGCCGCAACAGCCTCGGTCGGCATACCGTCATCCACAAGAACCAGGCGGCCGTTCCAGGTGCCGAGCGACAGATCGCGCTGAATGCCGTCCTCGTCGGTGTAGGTCATGTACTTGAGCAGGCGCAGGTTCTCAAGGTTCGTTGCCACTGCGCTGTGCATGATGACCAGCTTGAAGATAGACTTGTTATCGCCGCACGCCTGCTGCATCGCTGCATTCAGAGTGGCTGCGCCGACCATAGCCTCATCGCCGGTCTTGCCGGTAATGTCGTACACATGGCCCGCAAGGAACTCCTTTGCGGCGCTCTTCTGGATGGTGGTGCCGGCAGAGGTGCTCATAGAGAACACACCGGACAGGATCGCCAGCAGCATAGCCTGCTTGACCTCCATCTTGTAGTCCGCGATCTGCGCGGCTACGTTGTCCATGAAGTTCACGCCTGCGGTAATGTTGGTCGAGAAGTTGCGCTCGGTCCATGCGTCCATACGGCGGGCAACAACGAAGCCCTGCTCGTAGGTGGTGGTTGCGGTGCTGTTGATGTTGGTCGCACCGTCGTTGTTCTGGCTGGTCTTGCCGGAGATACGGCCGAAGTACGGTACTCGTGCATACAGTGCACCGGTCTGATTAGAGAGGGCACCGCGTGCCTGCTCGTTCGCGCCGACTGCGCCGGACTTCGCCAGCTCGGTCTTGGTGGTGTTCGGAATACGGTTTACATACGCACCGAACGCCTGCGGGTTGAAAGATTTGCTGTCAAACTTGGTTTCAGCCATTTCGATTTCACTTTCCTTTCATCAGTTGATTTTTTCGTCGGGGTGCTCCGCCATGTAAGCGGCCAGCTCCGTGTAGGTCATCTTGGAGGTGTCTACCTGATGGCTGCCGTCATCGTCGCCGCTCTCGCCCGCCTTGGCACCCTTGAGTTTGGGCGTAGAAGAACCGAACAGGAACTTGCTGTCCTCGGCGGTCTGGAGCGTCTTGATCTGGTCTGCCAGACCCTTGACTGTGCCGTCCTCGGCCAGCTCGGCCTTATCGAGGTTCAGCAGGGCCTTGGCCGCCTTGACGTTCCGCGCACCCGAACCCAGCAGCGCAGAGTTTACTGCGTTGTCCACTTTGAGGGTATGGATCTCGGCATCATGCTGCTTCTGGCTCTCCTTGGCTGCGTCCTCGAGCGACTTGATCTTGTCGCGCAAGTCGGCAGCATCGCCGGTTTCCTTCTGAAGCGCACCAAGTTCCTTCAGCACATCGGCATGTTCCTTACGGGCGTTGTCGCGCTCTTTAATCACTTCATCAAGGCGTGCCTTGGGAATCATACCCTCGGTATCACCCTTGGCGAGATTCAGCACAGCCGCCGCCAGTGCATCAGTCATACCGTCCAGTTTCATTAGTTCTTCTTTTTTCATGGTCTTTTTCTTCCTTTCACATTTGTTGCCCGGTTCAGTCCGGTGTTTGCGGTCTTTCGGTTTGCGGCGGAAATGCCAAAGCGCCGAAGTGGTGCCGGCAGGGAATTTTGAAATCCCGACCTGAGCGTTAAAAGCGCCCTGCTCTGCCTCTGAGCTATGCCGGCAAAAGAAAAACGCCTCACCGGTTGGTAAAGCGTTTGGTATGCTGTTTTGGGTATGAAAAAACCACCGCAGATTGCTCTTTGGTGGTTATTCTCCGTTGTACTTAGGCGGCCATTCCATATGTGCCATGCGTTCTTTTTCGCGTTCGATGTCTGCATCGATCTCTTCCATCGTGCGGCCAGAGTCTACGACCGGACCGTCATAGTAGAGATGACCGGGTGCATAGCGCTCGGAGTTATCCGGGTGCTTATTTTTACTTCTTTTCATAATAGATCCCGTACTCCTTTGCAAGTTGATCTAAAGCTGCAAGATGCGCTTCTATATCTGAATGATATACCCGTTTTCCATCGCTGTCAAGACGATTTTTGTATTTTTCAATCGTATCGTCGATAAGCAGTTGGGAAACAGGACGTTTCGAGTGCTTGTACACATAAACGCTGCCATCAGCGCAGGCCGCAACGCCCAATTCGTACCCTCGACGAGCGGAGGTTTCAAAGTCGCTTCCTGTAGGCGGTGAGCCGTCCGGATGGGTATGTATACCGACCAGATCGCCTTGATGGTTTCTGACAGCGTTCCGAATATCGTCATTCGGTCTGACACCAAACGGCATATCGTCAGCGACATTCTTTCCGAGTACCTCACCGGTTTTGTGAGAAATGATATACACATCCTCGCAGTTTGTACCATCGCGGTGCGTCAGAGCCGCCCGCGCGTACTTGCACAGGCTTTCGTCAGCCGCGGTATTGCCGGTCATCCCGCGAAATTTCTTCATGTACCCCGGTGCGTTGACTACATCGAAATTTACGCGGTAGTCGTTCTCTTTCGGTGCGCGCTTATTCGTAATGCCGCGCTCGCCCTTTACCGACCGCTGTGCCCATTCCTCATATGTCATATCCACAGGTACATAGTACGTTTTGCCGTTCTCGTCCCTCGCGGCACGCATACCGTTCTCGTCATTATCCGCGAAATACGGCACAGTGCAGCTGCGGCAGTAAACATGGAATGGCGGTGCGGTAACACCCGGCTCGTAGTCCTTCATATCGAACACCTTACCGTCAAAGTGGCGGCAGATGTCGGACGTGCGGCTGTCCAGCGTAGCTACGATCTGGTACTGTTCAACATCGAGGTCCTTGTAGCACTGCTGCTGCGCGACAGAACCAAAATAAGCGTTCTCGGTCATCACGAGCCGGCCGGCCTGACTTTTGGCGACGTTCATGCGCTTTGCAATAGCGGCAATGGCATCATCGGGCGCTTTGCCGAGGATGCACATCTGTGTCAACTCGGAACTCACGCTGTCGAGCAGCTGCGCCTTGGACTTCCAGATGCGGTCGGAGAATGTCTGCCCGTCCGCCGTCCACGGTGTATCCAGCAGTTTGTTTACGCGGTTTTCGTCCACCTGCGCAACGTCAAAACCGAGAGAGAAGCCTTTCTGTACCTCAAAGGCGGTGTGGTAGTAGTCCTCTTTCCATGTGTCCATGAGCCGTTCGATCAGCCTGTTCTGCTCGACGGCAAAGGCGTTTTCTGCGGCGTTCTGCGTCCGCAGCTTGAGCGCTTCCAACCGTGAGATGTGAAACTTTGCCGAGGCGTTCTCCAGCTCTTTCAGCCACTTCTGCGACACGGCGTTTTCCTGCCCGCGCTTGATGTACTCCTCAATGTCCCATTTCAGCTCGTCAAGCTCGTTCTGCCGCAGCAGCTTCTTGGCCTCCGCAAGCGAAATGCCGTTGTTATCTGCAAACCGCTGGTACCAGACGTGGATCTCCTTGTCGATGGTAGCCTGTGCTCGGTCAAAGTGCGGCGCGATCTGGTCAACCGTCAACTTGCCGCGCTTATTTCGCATTTCTTCCACAGCCGAAAAGCGTTTTTGCCAGTATTCCCGATTGCGCACGCGCCGCGCCTCCCTTACTCGTTCTTACCGTCCGGTGGTTCATCATCCGGCGGTACGTTCTGACCAAAACCGCCGTACAGGTCAAGGTTTGCTTCCTTCTCGGCCGCCAGACGGTCAAGTTCGCCCTGTACATCATCAACCCACGGATGATTTGCCACAATGGTTTCGTTACTGATAACGCCCACGCTGTTCCGGCAGTCCGCAATAGCCGAGGATTCAGAAATCAAAATGTCGCGGTTGAAAATCAACTCATACGGCTCATTTTCAAAATCTCCGCCGCCGGTGTTTGAAATATGGCAGGTGATGAACCAGATCAGTTCCTCAAACGCTGCCTGATATTCGGTTTCCATGCCGTTCGCATCCAGCTCGATGTCCGAATACATGGACTTGATGTTCATCTCGTTGGCGTTGCCGCCGAGCCGGTCGTCCTTGGCATCGTAGCCCATGCAGTTCTCGATAATCGCTTTTTTGAACTGTGCGACCAGCGTCTGATAATTCTCGGCGTTGACCTCGATTTGCAGGGTACGCACGTCACCGCCGCCCGAGCTGTCCGAACGAACCTTAACTGCACCGTAGGTTGCAAGGTTTCTGCGGAACTCACCGAGGTTTTCGCCGTCGTAGTTGACCAGCACCATGATGGTGTTGCGCGGATCCTCCTGCATCTGGTCCTGCCACTGGCTCTCGATGGCGTTGAGGCCGTCCTGCATGGAGCGGCAGCGCGTCAGCAGCGGCGTTTCGTCTGCGTTGTACTTGAACGCGATCAGCGGGATGCGCTCCCAGTTGTACGGCCGCTCTCCCGCCATGATGTACGGCGCGGAGAACGGCTCGACTGGTATCAGGCTGCCGCCGGACAGCGTGAAGTAGTGAATGCCGGTATCGTCGTACACCTCCACGCGGCGCACGATCTTCTCGGTCAGGCCGACGTACTCGGTCATGTCATATACACGGATGGCGGCGTCAAGGCGCGTGTGCTCCTCATCCGCCCACAGAGGGATAACTTCATAAGGGCGCAGCCGCCGAAACGCCAGAGCGCCGTTCTCGTCGTAATACGGGAACAGCCATCCGATGCCGCAGCACAGCGCGTCGCGGGTGACCGCCTTGATGAGCCGTGCGAACTTCTTTGTCAGCAGGTACGGCCGCAGGGCGTCCACAAACGCCTGATCATCCGAACGAATGACGAATGGCTGTCCGACCAGATAGTTGGCTTTCTGATCGACCAGCTTGCGGAACTGGTTGTCCACAATGCGGCTGTTCGGCAGATTATCCAGCGTAATCAGCTCGCCGTTCTCACCGATAGCCGTACGCTGCTTGTGCAGAATGGCGTGCCTGCCGCGATAGTACAAGTCACCGTCCATCATGTCGCGGCAGCGTTTAGAGCGCCAGAAGCGGTGAATCTCCTGCACGACGAACTGCGCGTCTGTCATGCGCTGATCGGTGTTTTCTCTGCCGAGGGACAGCAAATAGTCCTCGTATGTCTGATCGAATTGGAACATGGCTCGTCCCTCCCTTAGTCAAAACTGAATGTTGCGCCGCGCATATCGCCCTCGCAGGCGTAGCGCATGGCATCCATAAGATGGTTGAAGTCGTCAATGGGTCTGCCGATCTTGTTGCCGAAGCGGTCGGTGTCCCAGGTGTAGTTTGAAATCTCGGTGATGAAGTGCACGCAGCGCGGATGCACGATGATGCGATAGTCCTGCAAAAAGTCAATGCCGTTGGCGATACTGTCTTTGCCCTTGCGTGCCGCGCGAATGCGGTACAGGCCAAGCTCGCGCAGGCGGTCGATGGACTTCGGTTCGGCGCTGTCGGCCGTGATGCGCTCCTTGGCGTAGCCCATAGCAGCCACACGCTCCGCGATACGTTCGTTGGACATTCCCTTTTCGTACATCTCGTCAAAAACGTACAGCGTGCGGCTCACGCGGTCGATCATGCCGCAGAACAGTGCGGTCGGGTCATTCGTATAGCCGAAGTCAAGTCCGAACACGGTGTGAAGTTCCGGCCTGCGGCGCAGCTCGTCAATGTCGAACTCTCGTTCTTCCCAGTTCTCGAAGATCAGACCGTCCACAATACCCCAGTCACCCAGACCAGCGACACGGTAGCGCCGCGGATTGTTCTGCCGCATACGCTCGAACAGGCGCTTGTCTGCGTCGTCCAGCCACTCGTTGCAGGTGTAATTGGTCGTCATGGCGAGAATGTCCGGATCCGGCGGCGCATCGAAAAAGCGCTTTTTCAGCCAGTGATGCTCGTTCCACGGGTTGAACGTGATCGTGATCTGCTTGAACAGTCCCGGCGCACTCTCTCCTCGAATGGATTCGTCCAGCATATCGAAGTCCTCCTCACGGGTGACCTCGTAGGCCTCCTCGAGCCAGAGGAAGCACAGCTGACCAACGTCAACCGTGATGGACGTCACCTTGAGCGGATCGTCCAGACCGCGGAAGTAGATCTTCTGACCGGTCGGCAGATAAGTCATTTCAAGCGGGCTTTCCTTGACCGCCCACCATGCATCAACGCCCAGCCGGTGAATCGCCCACTTGAGCTCGGCAAAACAGGAGTCCTTCAGCGTGCGGTACGTTTTGCGGACGACCAGCAGATTGGCTTCCGGGTACTCCATGATGCGGCCTATCTGGTTGAGCGCGGTCGTCTTGCTCTTCTTGCTGGCACGACTGCCCTTGCACACGCGATAGCGGCCTTTGAAGTTCCAGAACGTGCCGTAGCCGCGCCCGACGATCTCCGGCAGGCGCAGGATCCGCTTGTCAGTCTTCAAGCTCATCACCGCCGGTGATTACGACGGGAATGTTGTCCAGCTTGATCTGCTGTACAAACGCGCCCGCCGCCTTGGCTCTCAGCTCTGAGGCCTTGAGCCGTTCCTTGGTTTCCTCGCCCTTGTCACGCATGACGTTCGTCCAGAAGGCGTTGATCTCCTCCATGTCGGCAATTCGCGGCGTTTCAAGCAGCTTGTCGCGGTCTGCGATGAAAACAGCAAGTTTCCGCAAGTTTTCACTGCCGATGGACTGAAATCCATTGTCATCCCTCGCCTTGTATCCGGCAAGCCGCGCCGCCTCTGCCGCCGTCTTGCCCTGCTTGTAATAATCCACCCAAGCCTGCTGCTTGGCTGTCAGTTTGCTCACGCGCTCACCGTCCTTTCTGAAAAATGGGTAAAAGAAAACCGCCTACACAGTAGGTGGTCAAACTATTTTTCTACCAGAATTTTCTCTTTTTAGTTCTTCCGCATTTGCTACAAGAAAAGTAAATTACAATCACCTTATATCCCCAATAATCGAAATAATGTGTTCGATTTATTTCTTCCCAAATATGATCACACATACGCTTCTCCTTGCCTTTGCCCTAATGTAATGTTATAATATTGTTTAATCATCATATAAAGAGGTGTATTTATGGCAAAGAAACATGTGTTTGTGTCTTTCGACTACACTAATGACAAGTTGTACAAATTCCTCTTGAACGCTTGGGATGCAAACAAAAATATGGATTTTGTGTTTAACGATTTTTCATCTGACGAAATCCAGACAAATTCTGTATCGGTTGTAAAGACAAATCTTACAAAAAAGATTAACGCAGCCACTTATACCTTAGTTATTGTGGGAGCGGAATCTACTAAACAGCATCCTGATCACGAACTTATTGGTTTTAATAATTGGCAAAGTTTCGAAGTTCAACGAAGTGTCGACGCAGGAAACAAAATTGTTGTGGTAAAGATAGATTCGTCGTACGATGCTCCTATTGAATGCTATGACATTGGAGCACAATGGGTTAACGGTTTTACTCAGGACGGCATCATTAATGCTCTAAACAACGCTTAATGGAACACCTTGATATTCTTTACGATCATTACAAAGACACCGTTGTACTTATGAAGGACGCTCAGCGCGACCGAGATCGTTTTTTTGTGATAATGTGTATTTTGCTAGCTCTTTTGTTCGTGTTCAACCTTGATCCATTGAGCACATTATCAACCATCCAGCAGATTGCAAAGAACCAATGGGGCGTTGTATCAATTCCGGAAACAAATGTAATACGTTCTTTACTATGGGGATTACTTTTGTACTACACAATCCGGTATATTCAGCGCAATATTTATTCTGAACGATTAACCAACTATATCCATACCATAGAAGAAAACTTTCAGCTAAACGGTGACTTGCCAATTTGCAGAGAAGGTGGAAATTATCTGCAAGAATATCCACAAGTTCTTGATTTAATTCATTATATTTACACAATCATATTTCCAGTTTTATATTTATGCTTAATTATAATTGTGTTTATTAACGAATTTCAAAATGGTAATCCCCCTATCAATGGGATTATTGCGGCATTAGACTTTATCCTTGTTGTTTTTTACATGGTCTTTTTATATCGCCAAAAACTTTCTGCAATCCTTCAGCGTATAAAATCCGTCTTCCATAGAAGAGCCGAGTAATATCGGCTCTTTTTATTTGCCATGAAAAAGCACCCTCGAATGAGAGTGCCTTTCCACGGAGGTCAATGCCGTAACATGAAGCAAGAGGAGCAGGGTCTGGGTTTCACCCCTGTCAACTTCACGATATAAGAATATCACGGCTTCTATGTCACGAAGTGCAAATTTCCAAAAAAATTTACGGTAGATCCAGATATTTCTCAACCGTGCGCACAAACTCCGCATTCCACATCTTGGCCGTCCTCTCGCTCACCGGCACGCACATCGCCGCGCCGTACAATGTGTGGCTTCGCTTCCAGTACACACGGTCAATCAGCTCCATACGCTGGCGGCCGTGCTTCATGCACTCGGTTTCGCCGATGGCCTGCCGTACCGCATCATACCGCCGCTGCTCCTTGTCTGTCAGGCGGTCAACGACCGCACGCTCAACCGGACTGCCGCCGCCGCTATGACCGCCGGATGCGCCGTAGGCCGGTGTGCAAGGCGTGTCGCCCACGCTTTCCGCCTTGCGGCACAGTGCCGGGTATGACCGGATGATGCGCTTTGTGTACTCCCACCAGTCCTCACGCTTGTTCAATGTCTTCCCTCCCTGTCCGTAATACCGTAGCGCCACACGAGGTAGCGCCGAACTTTATCGCTGTATTTAGTCATGCGACGTCACCGTAACCGGAATGATCATCTCCGGCAGGAAATTCACCTCGTAGTGGAACTTGTCCACATAAGCGCCGCTGACGTCCTCCACAACGTAGATCGTCCAGTCGTTGAGGTACACAAGGTGTTTCTTGTAAACGCCCTGCCCGGTCTCGACAGTCACCTCCAGCTCGTTCTCGCTGTTGTTCGAGATGGCGAAGTTGCCGATCAGCTCAAACACCGGCTTGTCCGTACGCGCGTTGATGACTTCCAGACGGCGCGTGACGTTGAAATTGTCCGCCTCCTTC